CGGATCATACAACGTGTTTGCAAACGGATTGGCTGCTGGCTCTGTCAGCATCAGCCTGCGTAACATTTCTGGCGGTACGCTGTCAGAAGCTGTAGTAATTAACTTTGCAATCCTTCACTGCATATAATTAATTTGGGCGGCCTTTGGGCCGTCCATTTTTAAGGATTTTTATGGCCGTTATCTATCTTGTTCACGACATCCACGGTGCAAAGGTTGCTATATCCGAAGAGGAAGCCCGCGCCGACGAAGACTTTGGGTGGGAAAGATACTATCCTGACGCGCCTGTAAGTGTTACAGTGAACGAAATGCCGGCGCGCACTAGTCGCCGTCGTACAACGCAGGAAGACTAAACGATGGAAACAGCGGGCGACATAATCAACGGTTCGCTTAGGCTTCTAGGCGTTCTGGCAGAAGGCGAAGTTCCATCGGCTGAAACGTCGCAGGACGCCCTGCGCGCTATGGATCAGATGATTGATAGCTGGAACACTGAGCGCCTGTCTGTTTTCTCCACGCAAGACCAAATATTCACATGGCCGTCAGGCCAACTGTCGCGCACGCTTGGCCCTTCCGGCAACTTCGTCGGCAACCGCCCCGTGCTGCTTGACGACTCGACGTACTTCCGCGACCCCGGCACCGGCGTTAGCTACGGCATCAAATTCATTAACCAGCAGCAGTATAACGGCATCGCGGTTAAGACGGTAACGTCTACATTCCCGCAAGTCATCTTCGTCAACATGACGCACCCTGACATTGAAATGTACATCTACCCGCGCCCGACGCGCGATCTGGAATGGCATTTTGTTTCGGTCGAAGAACTGACGCAGCCGGCGACGCTGGCAACAGTCCTGCACTTTCCGCCCGGCTATCTGCGTGCGTTCCGTTATAACCTAGCGTGCGAACTAGCGCCTGAGTTTGGCGTTGAGCCTGCCCCGCAAGTCCAGCGTATTGCTATGACATCGAAGCGCAACCTGAAGCGCATCAACAATCCAGACGACATCATGTCAATGCCGTACAGCCTTGTAGCTACGCGCCAGCGGTATAACATCTTCGCAGGAAACTACTAATGAAGACGCCCATATTGGGCAGCGCGTATGTGGCCCGCTCGGTAAACGCTGCCGACGCACGCATGATAAACTTGTTTCCGGAAGCCGTACCAGAAGGCGGCATGGAGCCTGCGTTTCTACAGCGTTGCCCCGGTTTGCTTCTTCAACAGACCATTGGCACAGGCCCGATCCGCGGGTTGTGGGCGCACCAAACACGCGGCGATGATTTTTACGTCGTGTCCGGCTTTGAAGTTTATAAGCTGTCCAGCCTGACCGGAACGCCGACCAAGCTGGGCGACGTGACCGGCACTGGCCCTGTATCTATCGCCGACAACGGCACGCAGATATTTTTTGCCTGTAATCCTGATGCGTATATTTACGACGAGTCAATCGACGTATTCCAACAGATTACCGATCCAGACTTTCCGGGCGCTGTCACCGTTGGCTATCTGGACGGCTATTTCGTGTTCAACGAACCAAGCAGCCAAAGAATTTGGGTGACGCAGCTTTACGACGGCTTCCAAATTGACCCGTTAGAATTTGCCAGCGCCGAAGGTAGCCCCGACGGCGTTGTTGGTTTGCTGGTAGACCACCGCGAGTGCTGGGTGTTCGGCACTGACTCCACCGAAGTGTGGTACAACTCCGGCGGTCTGGACTTTCCGCTTTCGCCGATCCAAGGTGCGTTTAACGAAATCGGTTGCGCCGCGCCGCACTCCATTGCCAAGATGGATAACACCGTGTTCTGGCTGGGCGCTGACGCCCGCGGCCAAGGCGTCATCTACAGGGCCGCTGGCTATAACGCGCAGCGTATTTCTACGCACGCGATTGAATGGCGCATCCAAAACTATCTGAATATGAGCGACGCGGTCGGCTACACATACCAGCAGGACGGTCATGCGTTCTATGTGCTATCGTTCCCGTCCGCGGATGAGACATGGGTGTTCGACGCATCCACCGGCGCGTGGCATCAGCGGTCTTCTTACTCCGCTATCGCTCCTGTTGAAGGCGCGTTCGAAACTAGCGCGTTTAATATTAATGCCTTCTTCACCGCGGCGCTTACCACTCCTTCGGGCAACAGCGGCGTCTTCTCGCGCCACCGCAGCAACTGCCAATGTAACTTCCAAGGCAACATCATTGTCGGCGATTACGCTAACGGAAACATTTACACGTTTGAACTAAATGTTTTTGAAGACAACGGAATAGCGCAGCGTTGGTTGCGGTCGTGGCGCGCGCTGCCGACAGGCCAAAACAATCTCCGCCGTACAGCAAACCACAGTTTGCAGCTTGAATGCGAGACCGGCGTTGGCCTGAACAGCGGCCAAGGAAGCGACCCGCAAGTTATGCTTCGCTGGTCCGACGATGGTGGGCATACTTATTCCAACGAGCATTGGGCGTCTATGGGTAAGATCGGCGCAACTGGTACCCGCGTTATGTGGCGGCGGCTTGGCATGACGCTGAAGCTGCGCGACCGCGTCTACGAATTGTCCGGCAGTGACCCTGTCCGCATATATCTTACCGGCGCTGAACTGCTGTTGAGCGGCACGAATGCCTAACGACCAACTCACTCGCATCCCCGCGTCTCGCGTGCCAATTACTGAAGGCGCGGACGGTAGGGTGTCGCGCGAATGGTATCGGTTTTTATTTAATGTCTTTACTATAACGGGCGGCGGCCAAGCTAACTCGGCGGCAAGTTCGTCTTTTGGGCAAGACTTGGCGCCGGCATATACACCGCAAGTCGATGACAAGCGCAACGGCGCGTTTTACGATACGACCACTCAGTCAGCCGCCGTCATCAATACGGCATATCCGGTCACGATTAACTCGACAAGCATATCTGACGGCGTCTACATCGGCACGCCTACGTCGCGTGTGTATGTGGATCGGCTAGGCACGTATAACTTTCAGTTTTCAGCGCAACTTAACAAGACAACCGCCGGCGCAAAGAACGTCTTTATCTGGTACAGGGTAAACGGCGCGGACATAGCAAACTCAGCTACCAGCGTGACACTACCCGGCAGCAGTTCAGCAGTTGCCGCCGCATGGAATTTTGTGGTAGAGTTGAACGCAGGCGATTATTTTGAACTGGTTTGGTCCACAGATGATACAGGCTGTCAAATCCGCGCAGTGGGCGCCAGCGCACCTGTCCCCGCAATTCCGTCCGTCATCCTGACGGTTACTGATAACATTAATTGAGGTCTGATCATGGCTGTTCTTGCTCCACAACCTAAAGCACAATTCTTCGACGCCAGCGGTACTCCGCTGGTTGGCGGTAAAGTATTCACTTATGCCGCCGGTACGACAACGCCGCTGGCGACGTATACTGACGCGTCGGCGACAACGCCGAACACCAACCCAGTCATTCTGGATTCCCGCGGCGAGTGCAACCTGTGGTTCGCTACGGCCACCAGCTACAAAGTAGTCCTGAAAAACGCTACTGATGAAACCCAATGGACCGTCGATAACATTGCGACCTACGGCACCATCGCCAGCCAAAACTCCAACAACGTGGCTATCACCGGCGGCACAATCGACGGCGTTACGTTTACTGGCAACATTACTGGCAACGTATCTGGCAACGCAGGCACGGTCACAAACGGCGTTTATTTGACGGCCACCCAGACGCTGACAAACAAGACCATCACAGGTTTGGCATCGGCATCGACTATTAACGATCCCGCAGGCACGCCGTACACCATCGGCTACCGCAGCTACCCCCAGAGCCTTAACACAACAGCTACGGTGTCGGATGTGGGCAAACACTTGTTTGTTTCGGCGACCACCACAATTCCGTCCGGCGTGTTCAGCGCCGGTAACGAATTTCTCGTTGTCAACAGCAGCGGTAGCGCCATTACGTTGACGCAAGGCGCTGGCACGACGTTGCGGCTTGGTGGCACGGCTACCACAGGCAGCCGCACCATCGCTGCTTACGGCGTAGCTTCGGTATTGTGCGTTGGCACCGACGTGTTCTATGTAACTGGCAACGTAACCTGATAGGATAGGCCCATGCCGATTATCGCAGCAAACATCATCCCCGCTAAAAATATGGAAAACGCGCAGACAACGCAGTATGTGTCGCCCAGCAGCACCACGACTATCATTGACAAGTTCACCGCTACCAACTTCAGCAGCGGCATGGTTACCGTAAGCGTCAACTTGGCAGCGGTAGGCGCCGGCACAGGAAACGACAATCTGATCGTCAAGACGCGGACGCTGCAACCCGGCGAGACGTATACCTTTCCGGAAATCGTAGGCCACATCCTGCCGCCCGGCGGGTTCGTCTCAACGCTTGCGTCATCGGCAGCGGCAGTCAATCTGCGCGCATCGGGGCGCGAGATTAGCTAATGCCTTTTGTCCGCCAAGCCACTATAGAAGATATTCCTGCGTATATGGATTTGGCGGCGGCGTTTGTGGCAACTACGCCGACTAAGGATATTATTCCTTTTGACCATGAAGGCACAGCAGCGTTTGTGGCGGCGGCGCTAGACAACCCAAATATGTTGGTTTTAGTCGCGGAAGACGCAGGTAAGATAATAGGTATTACGGGTGCTTTAGTGTATCCTATGTATTTTAACCTCGGCAAGCTAGTAGCGCAGGAATTGTGGTGGTATTTAACTCCCGAAACGCGGGGCGGCCCTGCGTCAAAAATGCTATTTCAAACTGTGGAAAAATGGGCTAAAGATAAAGGGGCGGAAGCCATGTTTATGATTGCGTTAGCGGATGCCCGCGTCGATACAATGGCTAAAGTGTACAAGCGCAACGGGTATACGCCGACTGAACGGACGTATATGAAAGGTTTAATCTAATGGCTATTTCGACAGCAGCAGCAATAATCGGATCAGCCGTTGTCGGCGCCGCGGCGACCAGCGCCGCAAGCAGCAGCGCGACGCGCGCACAAACACGAGCGGCTAACACAGCGGCAGAAGCGCAAGAGCGCGCGGCGGCGTTGGCTTTAGAGGCGGCGAGAACCGGATCGGCTGAAGCTATTGCAGCAGCGCGCGAAGCAGCGCGGGTAGCCCAAACTGCACAGGACGCCGCAACTAAGGCGCAAGCCGATTTCGAACAGGCACGTTATAATGAGCAGCGCGCGGCGGACGATCAAACATACACCGCAGCGCAGCGCGCCGCTGATACAGGCTTTGACGCCGCTCAAGCCGCGTATAATACTTCGTATACTGGCGCTCAAGCCGCCGCCGATAGGGGTTTTGACACCGCTTTAACCGATGTTAATAGGGGTTTCGACGCCGCTGGAAACGCGCTTAATACGGGTTACGACACTGCCTTAGCCGCCGCTAACAGGGGCTTTGATACAGCCCAAACTGCGTATGATAGGGGTTATGATACATCCCAAGCTGCGGCTGATAGGGCTTACAACGAGGCTCAAGCTGCCGCCGACAGGGGCTATACCACCGCTCAAGACGCATACGAACAGGCTTATGGTCGTCAAGCAGGCTTCCAAGACCCGTATATAAGAAGCGGCCTTACTGCCCAACAGCAAATTATGCAGCTTATGGGCCTCGGCGGCGATACCACCGCCGCTGACTACGGCCAGTACGCGCGGGCTTTTGGTACAGATCAGTTTGAGCAAGACCCCGGCTATGCTTTCCGTCAAGCGGAAGGCTTAAAAGGATTAGAGCGGTCCGCAGCAGCACGCGGCGGTGCTTTGTCTGGGGGTGCTTTGAAAGGTATCCAGCGGTTCGGCCAAGACTTAGCCAGCCAAGAATACAGCAACGCATTCAACCGCTACCAAACTGAGCGCGCCGCGCGCCTTGGTGTGCTTGGCGATTTGTCCGCTTCGGGCCAAGGGGCGTCAAATGTTATGACGGGCGCCGCGGGGCAGCTTGGCACAAACAGCGCGGCAAACGCTCTGGCGCGGGCGGCGGCTACATCCGCAAATTCTATTGGACGTGGAAACGCGACATCCGCAAACGCTTTAGGTCGTGCGGGCGCAACCGCCACAACGGCTACAAACCGTGGGGCCGCAACAGGGGCGCTTGCTACAAACCGCGGCACGGCGCTTGCTACAAATGCTACAAACCGCGGTACGGCAACTGGCAATATCGCTACAAACCGCGCGGCGACAACAGGCAATCTTCTCTTAGACCGCGGCGAAGCAACCGCTGCGACAGCGTTAAACCGCGCAGCGACGACATCTCAAAATGTCCTAAACCGCGGCGCAGCCAACACTGCAAACACTTCGGCCTATTACGACCGTCAAGGAAACCTTGTACAGAACCAAGGCCAGTATACCGCGCAGAACGCATACAACGTCGCTCAGGCGGCGCAGCAGGGCGCTATGAACGTGGCAAACGCTGGATCAGCCGCTGCATACAATGTCGGTAACGCGAGAGCAAATGCGGCGACAACCGCTGGCAACGCGGCGGCGGCTAACGCTGCTAACCAAGCAAACGCGTTTACCAACGCTGCGGGTCAAGTAGCGGGGTATTACACTAACGCGCCCATGAACAACGCCATCATGCAATATTATCAGCGCGGCAACCGCGCTGGCACTGGTACTGGTACTGGTACTGGTACTGGCACAGGGGGCGCGGCGGGTTCTACATATAACCCCTTTGTATATAACCCCGGACGACTGATTTGACACGTAAAGGTTCATAGACATGGGAAACCAAATGATAATGCCTAAGATAAACTTGCTCAAGCTTCCGGACCCGGCGGCTCAGACTGCAAAGTTTGTCAACATGATGAATATGACGCGGCAACAAGAAGCCGCTGAACGTCAGGCAGCGGCGGCGCAGCAACAGATGGATTACGCCACGGCTGAAGAAAATCGCAAAAAAGATTTGCACACGCCGGCTATGGCTAAAGCTGGCTATGATGCCGACGTGGCGCAAATAAAAATGCTGAGTGATTTTACCAAGCTTACTATTGAGGGCCTAAAGCAATCGCAAAGCCCCGAAGACGCGGTTAAAATTGGCGATTTTATTAAGTCAAATTTTAAAAACCCCCAAATTCAAAATTCCGTTGACCAAACAGTTGCAAAACTTATCGCAGACCCAGCTAACTTTGAGACTGCGCGGCAGCAACTACTGTTTCGGTCTATGGATGCCGACAAGCAGCTTGATCAGCGAATTGCAGATATGACTACCGGCGATGAAACTTATCAAGTTTCGGCGCCTAAATACGCAGGCGCGCCAAGCGGTATGGGCGCTACCGAAGTCCCCGGCACACGCGTAAAAGCGCCGCAAGGCATTACTTACGTCAAAGACGATCAAGGCAATGTGTTTGGTATGCCTACTAAAACCAGCGGCGGCTCGGCTACACCAGCGCCAACCGCCGCGCCCGGAAAGGGTAGCCCTGTCGCTAACGCATTAAAAACTAACCCCGGCGCGCTTAAGGATGGCCCTTTTGCACGTAAGCAGCCCGGTTACGTTGGCTCAAGCGGTGGCTTTGCTACATTTGATACGCCGCAAGCCGGCATCGCCGCACAAGAAAACTTGCTGCGCGGCAGCTACGTCAACAAGGGCTTCAACACGATTGATAAGATCATCAACCGTTACGCCCCGCAAGGCCCAGAAAATAGCAGCGCATCTGTCACCAACTACAAGAAGTACGTCGCACAGAAAGCTGGCATTGACATTAACGCACCTATTTCCGCGGCTCAAATTCCAGTGGTGGCTAAGGCCATGCGTGAGTTTGAGACAGGCAATAAGAGCGGCGCACCAGCGGCGCCGGGCCGTCTTACACCTGTGATCCCCGGATCAGGTGCAAAAGCCAAACCATCGAC